CTGTATCCCGTCCTCTCTCGTCCGTCTTAGTGTTGGTGCCAGGTCTGCTATCTCGTAACGCACTTGACATCTGCAATTAATTATTTCCCCCGCATCAAGCCGTGAGTCCATCGGCCCCTCTATCCACACCCCGCCTAAATTCCACCAGTGAGAGCCATCACGAACCTCAGCCTCTTGCCCGTCAAGATGTCCATGAGAGGTTCGTGTCCTATCGTCAAGCGTCGCGCTCCATATCCAGTTACCTTCAACACCTAACGGCTCTGCCTCATTAAGTACGCTCTTCGTCCCTTCAACCTGTGCCTTGTGCGCCTCGGTGCGTGCTATCCTTATAGCGTTGCCGAAGCTCTTGTTCATCACATCCCTGACGCCCGTGGCCATCTTAGGATAGCTCTGCCCTTGTATAAGCCCCTGGACAATCGCCCGCCGTACACCTGAGCGTTCAAGCGTGGTGAGTGAATCCTTAGCAATGAGTGAGAGCGGGTTGCTTGTGATAGCCACAATATCCGCCTCTCGTATCATGCCCCATTTCAAGGCAACCCCGATGTTGTTATCAATCGCCCATGCGTGACCAAAGTATGCCTGCTCGTACTGCTCAGCGGTCAGCTTCTTTAGCGTCTTACTAAACGCCTTATCGTTCGCCCCGAGTATCCCACCTATCTGCTTCTCAAGCCCAAGTAGGCGGTTGTACTTCGTCATTTGTGCATACGTCAAAGCCCCATCGGTTGAATACTTCTCATATAGCCTGGCAAGTTCCGCTTGTATCTCCCGTACAGCGTCCCTGTAGTGGCCCCTGATTATGCTCTCCTGCCGTGAGAGTAGGGTAGCGTTCCATGCCTCGCTGCGGCGGAAGTTGTCGGCGAGGTCTCGGCTCATTCCGTGCTACCGTTCGGGAACGTGTTGGCCTCTTCGTCCTCATTATCACCGTTCGGGAACAAGTTAGGCATCTTCGCAGCGTTCTCTTCGTCCCGTTTGTCAATCTCCTCTTGGGCGTTCTTCACAAAGGGCGCAAAGTTCTCAAGCAGGGTCTTGTCACTCACTACCCCGTTGTACCGTTGCATCGCGTCGCCAAGCTCAAGCAAGGAGGTCGGTTTGTTACGGTTCATTATGATATTGATGTCCCGGCGTTCCCCGGATAGTTTGTTTTGCTTACTCAATACCGAGTTTATGAGGTCGATACGAGCGAAGAGCCCCTTCTTGAACAACGCCTCCTTTGTCGCTGCTACCAGCTCGAAGTCATATAACACGCGGTCTAAGGCAGCCCCCGTCAAGGGTCCGCCGGTCATCACTTCCGTGAAGTCTGGCACATGGCTCTGCTTGTGAATCTCTTTACGCACAAGCCCCGTCATAAAGTCGATGAACTGAAACGGCACATCCTTGGTAAGAAACGCAACCTCGCCATCTGTCGGTATGTTCTGGAATATCCTCATCTGCTTGACTGAATCGGCCGTCTCCTTGTCCATCTGCATACCCTTGAGTAAAAGGTATGCCCATGCGAAACGGTCGAACTCATTAAGCGAGTCGGAGACTAAAACATCATAAGCGTCTATCAGTGGACGTATCGGCTCGAAGTCGCCCAACCGTTCCTCATTGTTCTCAAACACGACCAAGGGCACCCCGTCATATAGGTGAGGTTTAGAATCGTTAAGTACAAGGCTATTCTCAGCAAAGGACGCTTTGTTTAAGTCCGAATCCTTGAGCGTAAAGTAGTCAATCCTGTTGACGTAATAGACCTCTACCTTCCACTCCCCACCTCTCCGATAGTGACGTATCGCGGCAATAAGTTTAGGCTCGATAGCATAGTCATAAACAGGTATCATCTCATCCGCGGCAACCTTGCTAAACCGTGGGCTTGTCCCATCGGTGTAGTGGAGCTCATACCCTACGCCCTGTATAGACGCCTGCCTTCCTAAGTCAGAACTCTTTAGCTCTTCGTTGTTCTCAGGGAATATGGCCTCGGTAAACACCTTAAAGTACTTGTCATTCTCGCTCGTGTAGGTGATAAGCCCGGGCTTATACATATACCCGACAACCGTGTTGATAATCTTGCGCGCATAGCTCACAGGCGTGTTATTGTGCGGTGCCTTAATGTCTTTAAACTGCCGGGAGAGAATAGTGACGTTCTTGCCGTTGTTGTACTCAAGGTTATTCTGGAATCTCACGCGGTCAAACTGCGATATAAACCCGACAATCTCTTTGTTTGTGAGTGCCTCGCCTGTGAGTTCTGCCTGTATCATAAGCCTAAATCCCCCGCGCTAATTTGGGACGCGCTCAATATCCCGCCCTTAATAATAGGCTCTAAAGCATACCTTAGAGAATCAATCACATGATTGTTTTTATCCTCTAAGTCAGGCGTCGGCTCCCCGGTCAACCTGTCAACCTTGTAGCTATACAGTTTCATCTCGTCAATCGTATGTTTGCACCGTGGGGCAACGACTATCTCACGGAATGAGCGGAGGAAAGACACACCGTCCTCTACGCTGCCCTTGCCCTTCTTGGCACCTCGTATCTTCCAGCCCCGCTTCTGTAGGTAACTTATAGTCTCCGGCCGTGCCGAGTCTGCCGTGATGTACCACCGGTGCGCTTCAGGTACAGTCTCAAATAGCCGCGGCGTGTCGTCGATGTCAACCCCTACCCCGTATGCTTCATGGTCGATATATAGCCGCTCATCCTCGATAAAGCACCGAACCAGAACAGAAGGATCCTGCGAGAATCCCCAGTCAGCACCAAAGTAAAAAACCCGCTGTTTGGTCGGGTCTTCTTCAACGTATTCACCAATTCGCCACTTGCCAGCGAACACCTGCGCCTTAGACGCCTTCCTCGGCTCACCTTCCCACACATGAAGGTACTTGTCAGTATCGTGCGCTTTGTCCCATTCCATCTCTTTCAAGAGGACTTCAGGAAACCACGGGTTATCCTTGTACGTTACCTTCGTTACTATCGCATCGTCCCGGGTAGAAGACACAAACCTGTGATATACAGGGTCCGTCTCTTGGTCAGGGTTGAAGGTGAACCAAATCTCCGAACCTTCTTTCCTGATAGTCGGTATCAAAAGGTCAAGAGAATCGTTTGATATCGTATCGGCTTCCTCAACCCATGCGATATCAACCCCTTCTGTAGACTTTACCTTTTTGGGATTGTACCTAAGACCGGCGAAGATAAACTCCGTCCCGTTCTTGCCGTATATCCCGTCCCGCTGCACCTCATACAAGTTATCAAGCCCCAGGGTAAGTACCTGTTCTTTTAGCAGCGAGTGAACAGAATCACCGATACTTGCCTGAAGTTCCCTTGTGCAAAGTACCTTTAGTTTCTTCTGCGCACCCATCAGCAGCAACGCCCGGCCGACAGTCCACGACTTAGCCCCACCGCGGCCACCATACCATACTTTATACCGTGAAGGCTCTGTTATGCGCTTGAATACAGCAGGGAAGGATATGTCTACTCTACCCATTTAATACTTATATCCATCGGCCCGCCATCCTTGCCGGTATGCTCAAACTTCTGTTCATCCTTCCATCCGAAGTTGTTCTTGAGGTTGAAGATCAAGCCCGTCACACCAGCAGGGCGCAACAGTTCGGTCTCAAGGAACTCTTCTATACGCATTTTAGCTCTTTTTATTGTGTGGCAAAACGCAGGCTTTTCTTTCAAGTAGTAATCAAGCGCAGTCCTTTCGCAGAATCCAAGGCTATACACCATTCCTGTTATAGTCGGCTTCGTGTCGCACAGGTTATCAAAATACTCATCTATGGCAACTTGCATCTCTTCGGGTGTTTCATATTCGGGTGGTCTACCCCTTGCATTTGCCATTCTTAAACCTCATTCTCCTGTGTATGTACCGTTATTTATAGCTTCTTGTTCCGCAACAGTAATCAGAGCGAAAAGAGCATCTTTACGAATAAACAACCTCTCACCCTTTCCACTCTCTTCGTATCTTATATCAATTTGATACGCGTCTTTGTAACACTCGATTTTTTCTATATTGATTTCTTCACCCATAAAAACTCCTTTAAAGTAAGCTCCCCGTAGGGAGCCGTTCTATTCGCCGGTATAGTTCCCGGTTACTATCCTAATTCATCGTCGAAGTCACCACCTGAATAAAACAAGTTCTCCACCATCTGCCTTTCTGCATCGGGAAGCTGTGAAACTGGTATTTCGGTAACATCGTTATACCCTCTCTTCCTGTGTCCCTTTGATGCAAAGTTTTCGGAAAAGTCTATCGCTCTTTTTTTAAGGCTTTCTTTATCCTGGCAATTCGATTCGAATAGTGAGCACCATATTTCTTGCTCAAGGTCTTCCTTGTCAAATATGGATAGTGCCGAGTAATCCGCTTTTCTACGTCTAATTTGGTTTGTTGCGGTGGTCTTAATATAGGCCTTGAATTCAGCGTCGTTAGTAAATAGTTCGTTCGCAATTTTATTCAAGATATGCCCCCTCATTAATAGAGGTGCGGTTTTTAGGAGGTAACACACCGTTTGGCATTGGTTTTTTTAATAAATTTTATAGCTCTTCTTTTACCGGGGTCATCACTTTTCCATCTTTTTGGTAATGGCATTAAATATATTTCGTATTGCCTTCCCATCCTCTTCGCAGCTACATGACAATAATAATCTGAATCTTTGCCAAATGGGTGTAGACCAACCGCAAGCCACGCCATGTACATCAGGTGCATTCTTTTGCCCGTGTCCCTGGTGTAGCTTTTGGCCATGTCAACGATAAACTGCCGCAGCTCTGTAGAAGCCCAGAGGGTAAGAAACTCTTCACCTGTCAATGCGCTGCCTCATGCGTCGTGTTCATTTAGTGGGCCTTTGTAGTTA